TTATTGGTTTAACATTATCTCTTTTTCTTTCGCTCAAAGCCTTGTTTATTCCGCCTCCTGCCATGAAACCGCCTATGCAAAGCATGAACAGCCCCAAAGCGTCGAGGTCGGTTTTCAGATAGCCGTTGGTGCATACGTCCCATACAAGACAGAAACACACGCACAGCCCGACCAAAGCCCCGACAACGCTTGAAAGCACAAGGGCAAACGACTTGCTGCTGTCAAGGCTGTTGGCTTTTATCAGACTTTTCAGATACTCCGCTATTTTCATTTTCGTCTATGTTTGGATAATACTTGTCATATTCGTGGTTGGCGAGCTTGACGAGGCGGCAATAATCCCTCGGTGGCATACGTTTTAGACACTCATCGTCGGGGCGCACACAGAGGTTGTGCTGTGCCTCCACGAGCTTTATCTGCAACATGGCGTTCTCCCGTGTCAGTTGATTGTTCAGCCTCTCCAACTCGTGCTTTTCCTCGTACAATTTATCCACACGTTGGTTAAGCTCACGTATCTTTTCGTCCTGCTGTTCGATACGCTGTTTAAGGCTTTCGACGAGTGTACGCATCACGCTCATTTCCTTTTCCTCTGCTTCAAGTTCCTTTATCTCTGCTTCCGCCTGTGCTTTGCGTCTTTCAGGCTTCATGAAGAAAAGGAACTTTATCAGGCTGAACCCTCCGAGGGAGGCGACCGCTCCGATAATAACTTGTAATATTCCATTCAGTTCCATGTCATTTATAATTGAGTTTCGAGTTCATTTATCCTGTCCCTTGCCTTTTGCCGTTCTGTATGCAAAGCGTTAATGTCGTATGGCAGCGGTTGTCCCAACAGCGAAGCCTCGTAACATTTCGTTATCCTATAATCACTCTGCGACAGGCTTTCTTTCAGAGCTTCTATCTCCGTGCGTACACGCTTGATGTCGAACTTCCGCACATAGTTGTACGCTATGTGGTCTCCGGCATCATACGGAACAGGTACGATGATGTAGTTTTCATCGCCCGATTCCATCTGCGCCTCGTCTATCGTATCGACAGGCTTCCATTCCGGCGAAAGCTCCGCCACCTGTTGCTCAACCGACACGGTTTCTGTCACTTTGTTTCCGTCCTCCCCGATGCGTATTCTTGCAATCGGCTCAATAAAACGGGAATGGAGGCAATTCCCGTCCATATATCCATATTCTACCATAGTTTTTAGAATTTATATCTGCTCAATAGCCATACTTGTACATTTTCTCCGTTTATTGAAGCCCGGACGAAGTGAGCGATTACTTCTTGACCGCATCCTACATCGTAATACTCATTCTCCGTATTATCATCGTAGAGTTTCTGACCGCTTCGGGGATAGATACGCATATACCCCGTCCACCATTGCTTCAAAATTATCGTCTGTCCCTCACGGGAAGAAGCCGGGAGATAGACATTTGCCCGTCCGTTTGTAAATCCAACCACGAGCGACATGTAGTCTGTGAGATAAACGCCCGATGATGTAATGTACTTTGTCCCGTACACCAACCCCATAGCCTTTAGCAGCCTGAAATAACCGCCATAGTACGGTGCCGTGCTGCTGTTTGAGGCTGTTCCATACACCCCGGCAACAAGTTTCTCGTCAGCACCGAGCGACCATGCACTTTTACTGAGGTTGCCCCAACCCAAACCACAAACAGAAGCCCGTTGGTCGTAACCTGTGGAAGCGGCGACACACTGCGTTCCTGCCCTGTTTGCGAACAGCCCCGACGGCGACATATAGCTTGTATAGTTGCTGGTTTTAGAACGGGTTTCGACAATTCCGTTATAAGCGTCAAGCCGTATTATGGAGCCGAGTGATGTTTCCATTGAGTAATCGCCACCGGATCGTGTCGAGGTTATCTGTATGCGGTTGTTCTTTGCATCAAGTTCGATTATGTCGCCGCTTGCGAGCGTTGATACAATCTTTCCCGACTTGATGAACCAGTCGCCGATGTTCGCGCCCTCCGCCAATAACAGGTTTGTCGCTATGCTCTCAAACGAAGCCCCGAATGAGTTCCACTTGTTTGCATCGGGGGGCGCAATACCTTTGAACGTCCCGGCATCGACACGTGCAATGTAATAGGTGCTTCCCTGTTTCACGCAGTCCAAACGGTATTTGTTACCATAGTACGTTTTCGAGCTGTCATACACGCCACGGTAAACCATTACAGGGCTTGAACCGTCTGCACCGTCCTTGCCGTCGTATGGTGTTATCCTGACGGGCGTTGACCACTGCTGCACAAGTGTCTTGCCGTCGGCTGACTTCTTGGCTATCGTGAGCCAAAGGTATTGCCCTGCACTCAACGTGGGCTGCGTTGTCGTCCAACCGCTCGGATTTACCGATGTCTTTGACAGGCTCGGTGGGCTTGTCGTGCTGCCGTTCTTTGCATAGCGCAGTTCGTAGTAGTCGGCATCCTCTCCGGGTGCGCCCGGACTGCCGGGGTCGCCCTTTTCGCCCTTGATTGTTCCTACGTTGTTCCACTTCGAGCCGTCCCATACATAGAGGTTTCCGTCAATAAGGTAGCCGTCGCCCTCTTCGTTCCCGGATGCAGGTAACTGCGAGGCGTTGTCGAGTGAACCTTTGATTTTTACACTCGTTCCGTCCGCACCGTTCTCTCCTTTTGACCCCTGCGCGATAATCTGCCAATAGACCGTGTTCGTTGGAGCTATGCCACGGCTTGGCGTTGCGTTGATGTATCGGTACGTTGAAGTGTTGTTGTTCACAGTGTATGTCACTTCGTCGCCCTGATAATAGGTGTACGACGAGTTGTATTTGCCACGGAAGCAGCCGATATAGTTTTCCTCTCCGCTTTGGCTCTGCACGAGCGTTCCTTTGAGTCGTAGTTTGCCGTCGCCCTCCGAGTTGAAATCAAGGACGCTGCCGAGCTTCATAGCGTTGGCGAGCATATCAAAATAGCTGTCCCCGTTCCCTGATACAATCCTGTCCGTTGTTATGCGTCCCGGCAGTATCTCTGAAAAGCCGTACAAGGTTACAAAACTGCGTTCCCCGTCGTATTCACTGTTAAGCACACCTACAAGCAAATGATAATACCCAGTAACGCCCTCCAACTTGACAGCCGTTTCGGACAGCAGGAACGAGCCTGTCTGTGCCGTCTTGCTTACCTTGGCGTACAGGTAATATTTCGTTTCCCCGTTGTCAAGCCGTCCGCTCGTGTACTGCGGCATATCCCAATACCTGTATTCGCTTGCGGCGTGGGAGGAACTCAACGAGCTTATGCCGATAGTCAGGTGCTGGATTATTCCTGCGGCTGCTGTAAGCTGTTTCGTCGTGTTGTCGAAGGTTATACTGTGTGCCACGCCGACGGGGTTCGTCTTGCTGTTCACGAAACGGAACTGCAAGCTCTCGTCGCCGACGAGCATCTGCATCGTCTGTATGGCTATCGGGTTGATGCTGTTCGTGAAATTGTCGAGCAGGGCATCTTCCAGCATCTCCATTGTTTCCTTTGCGTCCCGGAAACGGCGTTTGGTAAACTGTATGGCATCCCTGTGGTAGTCCTCTACAAGCACCTCGTCGCTTTCAAGCTGTTTCAGCGTCGTAGAGAAGCTGCCTCCCACGGTTGAGTTCGACAACTCTATCTCCGGGCTGTGCGGCTTGTTGATGTAGTCCTTAATGCCCGTTATCCTGACAAGCACCCCGTCCTTTTGGAAGTGTTCATCGGAAAACTGTATATACCCTCCGAGCCTTATCTTTCCGCTGATGTTTATCCAATCCTTTTTCGACCAAATGCCGTCAAGCTCCCCCGTAAAAGAGAACTTCTGTTCCTCGTTATCGAACAGGTAACGGACGGCGGTACGGAACATATCCCACGAAGCACCCGTCTTTGTCTCGTCGTCACGGACATAGGCATCCGGCATACGGCATTTGAACACGACATAGGTGTCCGTCGTCTGCGGCGCAAACGTGGCGTTCGGCATTGTCTGACCGTCTATTTCAGCCGGGACTATCTCGAAACGACGTGCAGCCTTGCCCTTTTCTGCGTTGTGGTAGTATTTGACCTCGAACTCACGCCCGGCAAGCATACCCGACTGAAAGACGATAGTCATTGTTTCGCCCTCGATAAGGCATTCCTCGTAGTTGAGCGTATTGGGTATGGTATTGTCAACTATGTCATAGAAGTTGTTGTCCGCATCTTCCACAACGACACTCGTAACCTTTCCTATGCGCTTCGGGTAAATGTCCGAGCAGTCCAGACTATCCTCCGCAAGCGATGAAAGTTCTTTGTCGCTCCGGCGTATTGAGTACCCCAAATCGTCAACGACGTATGTACGAGCGTTCGCAGGGTTGAAATTCGGGTCGCCCTCGAAATAAACGCCGTCATACCGTATGCTTTGACCTGCCGGAAGAAGTAGCTCGCTGCTCTTGTACTTGCTCGGGTCGATGTTGTCCGTTCCGCCTTGAACATAGAGTATCTCTATGGGTGGCGTGTCGCCATAGTTCGACCGCCCCACGCCCGGTTTGAAACCGTTGCCACGCCCGTATGAAAGCGGCAAGGGATTGTTTTTGTTATATTCCACTTTGCGCAGGTGTACTGTCTTGCCGACAAACTCGAACTCCGTGTTGAACTCTGTCGCCATCATTCCGAGAGCGTCCCAACAATACACGTGATTATAATTTATCAGCGTCTCTGTGCCGTCAATGCACTCGCCGACTTCCCACCCCGTGTCCCGGCGGTTCATATTATCGACGAACATTTGAAGATGCTCTATCGGCTTCGCCGTAAGGGAGAATTTAAGCCGTCCGTCAACCGGGTTGCGAAACTTCCATATCTTTGCTTTTGCCTGATTGGATTCGAGCGTGACGGTGTACTCAAAGTTCCGGCTGTGTTTCATCTTGAAAGCCTCCGGGCGTTCGAGCGTGTACCTTTCGCCCTGATAGATGCAGTACGAGCCGACGGGTATCTCTACATGCTCCGCAAGCGAGTAATGGAGCGTAAGGTTGTGATCGCCCTTTATTACCCGGTATCGGTAGCTGTTGTCGTCAACCGTGACATCAAGTACTTTTATGTTCTTGTTGTTGTATATTATCATGCCCTTTACGTTCAAAGTTATTTTACTCGAATTTCGCCGTATTCGCGTTATCTTTTTTAAGTGGTATGTTTATATTATAATCACTTAAAAGCCGCTAAAACGGGCTGATTTCACCTTTCCCCGTTTACGTAAACTGATATATCTTGCCATTGCCGCATTTAGTGGCTTTGATAACCGTTATAAACGGAAAATCCTCTTCCTTAACTTGGTCGAGGACGCTTTTCAAGGCTGTGGAGTTCGTGAAGAATTTGCCTTCCTCCTTGCCGTCGGTCGTCCGATAGTGTATGAGGTAACGACCCTCCCCGTGTTTTGTCTTAACATCGGGGAGGTAGTCGATAACCTCTATTTCGCTGTTCAGGTGTCGGTTACCGACACCTGCGGACAGTTGAAAATCTTTCGGTCGTCCTGTTGCTTGATACCGAGTTCGCTGAACCGCTTTGCCATAGTTCCTCTATCTTTTATTGTACGAGTTCTACATAAATGCCGACCAAGTCTTTCAATGGATTGTAAACGGGTATATCCGTGTCACGGGTACACAGATACACCTCGCCGTCCTGCGAATAATACTTGCCCTGTTCCAACTCCATATTGTTGTCATAGGGGATAGGGTCGTCCTCTGTTCCGGCTGCGCTTTCGACGATTTCCGTGTACAGGCTCTCCGTCCCGGTGCCGGGCTTCCACTGTTCCTGTACGGTATGTTCTTGCAGGACTTTCCACAGCTTGCCGTCGTACTGCATCTTCTCGTCTTTCTTCACGGTCTTGCCGATAAGCGTACCCCAATCGGGATAAACGGACTTGACAGCCAAAGCGTCGCTGTCCGTGAGGCTCATCGTGTTAACGGTTAGGGTAAGGAACTTTGCGATGTCAACAATCCTCGGCGTGATGGCTGTTGCTTTTGGCGTTTCCGATGTTTCCTCTCCCAAATCCTTGCGCACCTGCCTTTTCACGTTGGCGACGAACGACAGATATTCCGTGTATTCCTCCACAATCCCGGCTTCAACATCCAAACCCTGCTGATAGGCGTTGAACTTGTTTACGAGGGCGAGTTCTGCGGATTCCGTGTATTTCGCCCGGATAACAGCCTCTATAACCTTGTCCGACGTCACGGGCTTCCATACCGTGACTTCCTCGCATTTCCACTGTGACACCTTTTCTTCTCCGGCGTTCTCGTCGGTCAGTTCCGGCACTACTTCCTCGATGTTGAAACGATAGACATAGCTTCCGTTTCCCACTGCCTCCAAGTAAGGAGGCTTGCTGTCATAAAATGCTTGCATGATGCTCTTGTTTAATTATGGTTCGTAAAAGATGTTTGCTGTTGCTGTGCTTCGCCCAACCCAGCCAAGGCGCGACAGCCTGTTTATAGACTTTCGTGTCAAGCGGCGGTTGCCGTTTGTTGAGCTTGGCTGTGGCACGGCAGAAATTCTGTTTTATGCTCTTTCTGATGAGCTTTTGTTTCCTGTAAAACTTGTAACCGACATAATCAAGCCCACGACCGTGCCTGTCATAGCGGTTCACGGCGATAGGAAAAATTTGCCAGTTGTCCTTGACTTTCAATTCAAGTTCCTGTTCGATATAGGGCTTGACAAACTCGTGAAAGAACCTCCGCAGCGTTTCCTTGCTTTCGCTATAAAAGGCGAAGTCGTCGGCGTATTCCTCGCAGTCTATCTTCCAAACCTCATTCACTTTGTGCATGAAATAGGCAAGAAACAGGTTGGCGAGGTACTGCGACAGGTAGTTTCCGATAGGCACACCGTCTGCGCTGTCGATGATTTCATCAAGCAGCCACAGCAGGTCTTTGTCCTTTATCTTGCGTCTGACGATGCGTTTCAGCACGTGGTGCTTTATGGACGGATAGTATTTCTTTATGTCGATTTTAAGGCAGTACATGGGCTTTCCCCTGTATTTGCGTATCATCTTATCGACGTGCCGGGCACAGCCCTCTATACCCCGTCCCTTGACGCAGGAGTAGGTGTTATACGTGAATGTCTTTACCCATATCGGCTCCAATACGTTCATAATGGCGTGGTGGACTATGCGGTCGGGATAGTACGGAAGACGATAAATGACACGCTCTTTCGGTTCGTATATGGTAAATACTTCGTAAGGCGATGTCCTGAATGTCTTTGTCAGCAAAGCCTCGTGGAGAGCCTGTATGTTGGCTTCCCTGTTACGGTCGTGAACCCTGACACCGTATGAGCGAGTTTTCCCACGACGAGCCTTTTCATCAGCAAGCCGCAGGTTCTCGACTGATATTATCTGTTCGTATAAATTCCCTATACGTTTCATCGCTTTGCTTTTCTTATTCGGAGCGTTCGGTAGCCCATACAACAGGCATTCCTACCAGCACCTTTCGGGTTACTTGAAATCTTCTGCCAAGAGGCAAGGTCGTCGCTCCCTTATATCTTTGTCTTTCTGACATTCTAAAGCATAGGTGAGAGCCGATGTTCGTATTCGTATTCGAGGGGGTGTTATTCGAGTTCGCATAGGCGAAGCCTGCATTCGCACCGTTATTCGCGTTACCGCTGAACAGGACACCACGGGAGCGACCAACCTTTATCGTCATAACTATCTCTGTTTATAATCCAACTTCATTATCCGACACGTATCAGACACGGACGCTTACCGGGCTATGCGCTTTGCGGTAAAAAGCAAAGGCGAGAGCCGAAGTACGCAGACGCATTCGAGGGGGCGTAATACGAGCGCGCATAGGCGAAGCCCGCATACGCACCGTCAGACGCGTAACCGCCGAACATGACACCACGGAGGGTTTCTGTTGTGGGAATGTTCGTGTAGTGGTAGTCGCAGAAAAACTGTGTAGAACCGCCTCCAACAACCGACGGCATAATCTCGCCGTATTCCCCGAAGATAACCTCTTTGACATATCCATTTGTACGTGCTTCGTTCCCAACGTGAGAATAACCCTCGTAGTTGGTGTCATTGAACTTCGACGGGTCGGAGCATACAAACACTTTTGACAGGTTGTCGCCTCCGTTATCTGTTGTCGGGCTGATACGCACGTTGATACCGTCCGTCCACTGCCACAGATGCCCGAACGGATTTTCTATACCCCTGTATCGAGGAACGTCGAAAGTCTTTGTTATAGTGCTGTCGTCGTTGGCGGCGGTGTATGAAACCGTACCCGTGCTGTTTCCGAGCGTGTCGGTGTGTCCGCACGGTACGAACGGATTATACCCGTTGAAGTTCGACCAAGTTCCGTCCCAAGTCGTCACGCCTGCGCCAAGACCGCCTTGACGGTAGCCCTCTGCGGTGAGTTCTGCGTTGAATGCCGCCTGTGTGTTGAGCGTAGCATATTCGACGGCGAACAGCCAATAAAGCGTTTTTTGAGCGTCATAGGTCATGCAGTTCCATTCAGCCGTTGCCGAATTGTTGCGTTTACGGGCATAGTTGCGGAAGTTTGTGCGGCTGATTTGTGTTGCCGGACGACCGAGGAATGTCCTGTACGTTCCGTCGTATTCAGCGTTGTTGTTGCCGCCCCTGTACTGCTCTGCCATATTCACGATAGAGCAGAGCTTCAGGTTTGTCCTGTCAAGGACAGCCTCGTATGCCGAAATGTACATCTGCGGCACTTGATGATAGCCCGGCAGGGGCTGTTCGCTGATGCGCACACGACGTATCGTGCCGTCGGTCTCGAACTTGCGGTAGTGCAGGGGGATTTCGACCATAACCTGCCCACGTGAGCCGTCGCGAACCTGCCCCGTCCAATCCCGTGGGTCGAGGTACTCCACCACCTTTCCGTTGTCGTCAAGCAGGCAGCCTTTCATGCGGCTTTGGATAGGCACGGACTTGTGGAGGTCGGTGTTTCCGATACGGGTGCAGGTAGGGGTCGATACCGTCGTGTCGAACTGTATGCCGTAGCTGCACTGTTCCTCCACGTAGGGGATAAGCGAGGCGAGTGCCGCCTTTTTGCTCTCCCCGTCCGTGTCAAGCACCTCGCAAAGGAGGTCAAACGGGTTTGTCCCTGATACGTTCGGCAAATCGCTTAACCGTTTGCCGTTCTCGAAAGCCTCGATGATTTCTCTCAACTTGCTTTCTTCTTCACTTGTCATTGCCATACTTTTAACTGTTTAAGAATTTGAAAACTGATTTATCTCCTTTCTTTATGAGCATCGCCGACGTGGGCGTGTTCATACGCAGGGCTTTTTTCTTCTTGCGCAGGACTGATGCAGTCCACGCACGTATGCGCCTCGACAGCGACAGGAAAAGCGACACAATCATACCTCGCCCTCCACATAGCAGCCGCTGCCCCAATAGATGTCGTTTGTCGCAAGGACTTCCGTATCGGGTGCGAGTTCCACAATCGCCATCGGTGTCCAGTCGTTGAACGGTACGGGTGCTTCCGACGGCTTTTCGTCCTGACTGCATCGCACGGCAAGAACCGTGTCAAGCGTCGATGTGCTGAATTTCGGTCTGACATAAACCGAGAACGGTACGTCGCCCGGTAGCTTGAATCCGTTTGACAGGTCGTTGATTTTCCCGTGAGAGACGATGCGACCGCCGTTCATAAACTCACTGATGTAACCTTTCTGTGCCATTTCGTTTCGTTTTTGAGGTTTGACAATTATCCGAATCTTAACGCCCCCGATTGGGTCAGCCGGAGGCTGCTGTATGTAGCTTTTCTTAATGCCGGGGCGACGACCTCTATAAGCAGCGTTTTGGCAAGAGCCGTGTTGCAGGTCGGAATGACATGTACCGTGCTTTTGCCCCTGCCGACAACCGTTATGCGCCCGTCCGTACCAACCGTTATCGCCTTGTTATCGCTGATAAAAATCACATTTTGCATAGCACTCGCTGGCGATAATGCAGCTTTGATGTAGTTGGGCTTCACATTCCCGACGGTCAACCGGGTAACACTTTCAACTGTCATTCCCGTAGGTACAAGCCGACCGAGCGTCAAAAGGACATTATCCGTGGCATTCACTGCGTCTTCGGTCGCTTCCTGTGCCGCTGCGGTTGCTTCGTTGGCTGCGGTCGTGGCTTCCTGCGCATCTTCTGTCGCTGTATCGCAATCCTCTATTGCCTTGTTTGCCGCATCTGTGGCGGCGTTGGCTTTCTTCGTCGCTTCGTCGGCATCTTCCTTTGCCTTGATAGCGTTGGTGGTTGCTGTTTTGGCTGCTGCTGTCGCTGTGTCGGCGTTCTTTTTAGCCGTGTTTGCCGCCGCTGCCGCAGTGTTTGCTGCGTCCGTGGCTTCCTTGGCGTTCGTTACCGCCTGTGTGGTCTGTTGCTCGACAAACTCCAACGATACCTTGACGCTTCGGTTGTTTGCGTCCGTTCCTATCGTAAACAACCCTTTCAAGGAGCTGTATAACGGGAGTTCTGAAATCTTTATCTTCTTCATATCTGCGTATCTTAAATGGGTTACACAATGCTAATCGTTGAACCTGAATTTGCCGTTTGATGTCAGGCGCAGCGTCGCCCTGTCGTTGACGAACCGCACGGACGGATAGGTGTACCTGTCAAGCAGCATGTCGATAGCGTAAACGCCGTTTTCTGTAAAGACAATAATGTTGTCCTCCGTAGCCAGCACAACGTCATCCTCCGTTATCCTGAAATCGCTCGTGAATGTCACGGTAAGCGTGAATTTCAGCCAAGGTCTGCCCTCCGGGTCAAATTCCTGTACGGTGCAGCTCTTGTAATGGCAGGGGAAGTCCTGTTCAAGCTCGTTTACCCACAGGAGGCGTTCATCGGGGCGTATAAGGTCGTAGAGCAGGGCATCATAGTTTCGCCATAGCTCGTCGAGCGTTTCCGCCCTCATGAGGCAGTATAGCTTCACGTCCTTGCTCTTGTAAAGCACGTTCTTGCTGTCATAGATAACCCCTGTCTGCGTCTTGATGTTCCGCAGGAGGTTCGTTTTGACAGCAGACGGTTTCTGAACCTCCGACAGCGTTCCCTGCAATATCCTCACGCCGTATGCCGTGAAAGGCTGTCCATCTATGGTATAGTCATCGTATGCCGCCACTGTGCTTGCCGGGGCTTTGTACTTGTACCCGTCCAACGGGAAGTCGTCGGCAAACTTGATTTTCACCTTTCCGAGCAGCTTTGCATAGTCAAGGCTCGTGTGCGACACCATGCGCAGCGTGTATTTGCGCCCTATGGCAGCGCAATCGAACACGTGGTATGCTCCGTCCGACAAGAGGTTCAGAAAGTCGAAATAGCGGCTGAAAACACCCTGTGTGGCGAATGTCAGGTTTACGTCACGTGTGTTAAGGACGGGAGCGGAGAGGTCGGCTTCTATGCCGTCTTCCTCGTTCCAATCGTTGCTGTCGACAGATTTCAACGGCGGCATCGCAACGAGTTCGTTCCACCCGTTGTCCGACACGTACATTCCGAACTGTTTGTACACGTCTTGCCCGTCGATGTATAATCTGCCTGACATCATAGGATTATCGCATTTTCAGATGTGTTTTTAATCACACTGCAACCGACAGAAGCCGTCACGGAAGCGACAGCCCATTTCGATGCGTTCACGACGGCTCTTGCGCCGTGCAACAGCACAATCTCGTGCTGCTTGCATTCGTCGCAGTTTACCGTTGCACTCGTCCGACCTATAAGTATCGCCCGTGCCGGGTTCTTTAGCGTGATTACCCCGGCATCTATGTATATGCCGTACTTCTCCACGCCCTGCCCTTTGAACAGGCGGAACGTGGCGATATTCGGGAAGTGGTATCTGATGCAGAACTCCAACCCCTGCCGGGAGGTGAATACTGCGGCAAGTTCCTCTATCGTGTGTTCCGTCCCCTTGAACATATTGCACCTGCGGTATTTCTCCGCTATGTTGTGGAGGGAACGGCTTTCGCACTCCTGCCGGGCTTGCTCCTTGGCAATGACCCACTGTGCGTAAATCTGTCTTATTATCGCTTCCATAACTCGCTAACTTTTTATTCTGATTCCTTTCAATGCCAAATCATTCACAGTGTTGCGCATATCCCTGACATCGCTCTCAACGTTCGCCATACGGGTTGACAGACCGTCCGTGTTTCCCTCGATGTTAAGGACGCTCTGCAGGATAAGGCTTGCCGTCGCAACGATCAGCTTTGTATTCTCGCTTATCGAGTAGGTGTGTCCCTGTATGGCTGTCGCCCGTCCGTTAAGCTCGTCCACGCTTTCCTGCGAGGCTGTCGCTATGCCTTTCTCCGAGGCTTCCCGTGTCGCTTCCTCCGTCACGTTAAACATATTCTTAACGCTGTCCGGTAGGGCTTCCCATATCTCGGCGAAATCCTGCCCGACGGCGTTAAGGTCGTTGGCGAAACCGCTCATGGAGGCAATGACAGCGTCAAGCCCCATAAACTGACCATCCTTGAACCATTTGTTCTTATACTTGTCGAATATCTCCCCGAGCGGCTCTTCAAGGTATTTCGACACGAGCATACGCTTAATAACGTCGCCGACGATGTCCTTTACCTTGTCGCCCCAAGCCTCGGCGTAATCCTCGCCGTCCTGGAAAGCGTCAAAAAATGCGTCGCCGAGTTCGCTGGCAATGTCAGCAGCCGAACCGCCGATAATTTCCTCGACCATATCGTTTATCACGGCGACAGCCTGTTGCCCGAGTTCCTCAATCTGACGCTCCCATTCCTCTATCTTCCCGTGGTCGGTGTCTTTCTTGTCGTTCTCGGCGTTGATCTGCTGCTGAATGAGCAACTGCTGTTTGGCGATATTCTCCAATTGGTCTCTGCTGCTCTCGTACTTCTCCGCTCCGAGTGCCTTGTCTGCGGAGTAGGCGATGTCGGCGTATGCGTCGGCGATTTTCTCGGCAGACTTTGCAAGCAACTCTTGGTTGTTCGATACCGTTGAAAACAGCGTCCTCCACGCTCCGGCGACATCGTTCACGGCGAGTTTGTTCTGTATCAGCTCGGCTTTCGTTTCGGATAGCGTCTGCCGGATGCGGTCTATCGCACGCCCTGAATTTTCCTGCAACCGCACAATGTCGGCGTTGTCGAGTTCCCATTGCAGTTGGTCAATACGGTTCTGCAAGGCTTCGATTTCCTCCTGTTTCTTCTCGTCGTTGTTGAACAGGTTGACAATCTGCATCGCTATCTGCAAGGCGGCTGATATGATAGTCAGTATAACGGAGGCTTTCTCAACTGTCTGTATGGCTGTGGCGGCGGCTGTCGCCGTTCCCTGTATGCCCTGCGAGGACATATTGACAAGCGAAACAATGCCGTTTATCATTGACAGCGAAGAAGTCATAATGCTTCCGGCTGTGGATATGATTTCCCCGGCAACACCTCCGACGGTATCGCCTATGCTCTCAAACTCACGCTCGCACTCCAACAGCGTCTTGTACAGGTCTTCCCACTCCTTGATACTGCGCTTGTCGGGGCTGACACTGTTTTTGGCGTTGGCTTCCGACACTTTTTTCTTCGCCGTCGTCACCTTTGCTCGTGCGGTGGATAGCTGACTGCCCGAAGCCGTGCCGGAGCTTTCCAACTCGTTAAGCTCGGCTTCCGCCTGTTCAAGAACCGCCTGCAGCTGTTCAAGCGTATAGTTGGCAATCTCGTTGCACCATGCCCGGTATGTTTCCTCCCGTTGGGCGAACTGTTCATCGACGGCTTGCAGGGCGTTCTGCTCCTGTAAGTCCAACTCGTCCACATTCCCCTGCGTGACACCCTCCCGGAGCTGTCGGTTTCCGTTCGCGTCAAGGACATAGTTGCCTTTGTCGTCGGTCTTGTAAAGCTGCTTGCGCTTGTCTTCGTATTCCTCCGTTATTTTCAGCCTTTGCTGCTCGTAGGTCATTACATCGGCAAGCATAGCGTCGAGGGCATCCTTGTTTCCCTTGCGGCGTATGTCGGCGGCTATATCTTCATAAGATTTCAGTACATCCCTCTGTTCCGGCGTAAGATCTGCAACTGACAGGTCGAGCGAAGCCCTGTATGCAAGCTCTTCCTCTTTGGAGGCTTTGGGGTTGGCGTTTCGCCATTCAAGCACCTTTTTGTCGGCGAGGGCGTTCAGCATATCCTGCGTGCGTTTCTCATTCTCGGCGATGAGCCTGTCATAATTCAGGTCAAGCTGCATCATCGTCTTCTCGAAACTGTCGTCCATAAGGTTTATGCGCTGCTGCCTTATATCCAATTCCGCCTGTTCCTGTGCCTCCTGTACGCTTCGTGAATACTCGGCAATCTGCCTGTTCCGCTCGGCTGTTTCGTCTGCAATCTGCTGCTGTTCACGGGCAAGGCGTTTGGCTGCTGCCTCACGCTGTTTTTTCTCCCTTTCTGCTTCCTTTTTGTTCCGCTCGGCTTTCCTTGCTTTGTCGTCGGCTTCGGTCTGCTTCTGTTCAGCGGCTGTGGCGTAATCGGCACCACGTTGCAGGAGTTGTTGCTGCGAGAAATACTTTCCGTTGACATACGAACCGTTCGGGCTGCTTTGACCGATAGCCGTAAAGCGTTTGGCGAGCCTTTGAAGCTCGTCCAAATCCATATTCTCCATCCACTTTGGTATCTCGCCTCCTATGCGGATAGTGAAGCCGATAGTATTGTTCGAGTACTGCGACATCAGATTTTTGATGTTCTCGTACAAGTCGTGTACGCCCTCCGTAGGCTTTTGCAGACCTTTTTCTATGGCTTCTACCTTTTCGGAGAAAGTCAATGCACCCTCTGCGGCTGCACGTTCAGCGTCCGACGCTTTGTTCACGGCTTCGGAGTAACGGTCGTATTCCTCCCTCGCTTGTTGTATGGAGTTGATATAGTTCTGTACGAGGTTCTGATAAATGAACAGTCCGTCCGTTAGCCACTGTTTCTGTATGGTTTCCTCACTTATTCCTATGGCTCGCATACGGTCTTGTATCGTGGCGTAAATCTTGTTGATACCCTTTTGGTATTCTTCGCCCGTCTTTCCGGCAATCTCCGTGATGTTCTGTTCAACTACATTCCCGATAATGGTAGATATGGCGGCGGCGTTCTGTTGCAGTTCCTTATTGTCCCACGGCATCAACGTCCCCTCTGTCTTAGCCCCGGACAGGTCGGAATAAAGCGTTTTCTGCGCCTCCGAGAGTTGCGCCGCATAGTTCTGCGCACCCTGTTCAAGAGCGTTTGCTCGCTGCCTTTCCACGCCCTCCTGCTTTATCAGCTCGATAGCCTGCGCACGTTTGGCGTTTACCACGTCGATGCTGTCGCCCTCCTTGATAGCCTGTAAGCCGTATTCTTCGAGTATGCCGTTAAGCTCGTCCATAACCTTTTTGTGGGTGGACGTGCCGGCTGTAAGACCGTTCAGGGTCATGGAAAGGGTTTCGACACGGGAGATTGTTTTGGCGGCACTGTCGCCGTATTTGTTTGTCATTTCCGCCGCCTCGCCGGACTTCGTAGAGAACAGGCTGAAAGCGGTAGCGGCTGCTGCGACAACGGACAGAACCAAGCCCAACGGGTTTGCCTTGACCGCCATGTTGAACAGGAGCATAGCGTCCTTTGCGCTCGTCACGCTTTTAGACAGCGATATTACGGCTTGTACCGTACCCCAAATGTTCATCAGCTTGTGTGCGGCTGCAACAGCCAAGACGGCGGCTTTGTACGTTCCGTATGTGGCTATCACGGTAAGCAGCACCTTGCCGACGGTTTCCCAATTTTTAACAAGGGATGAAACAATGTCGAGCGATGTTCCTATAACGCCCTCGGAAGCCTGTCCGATTTGGTTGAACATCTGTTCTATGGCATCCTCGATGTTTCTTATACGACCTGATATGGTTTGGCTCTGCGCTTCCATAAGACCGCCGAACTTGCTGCCCTCGTTCGTGAGGTTGATGATAGCTTGTTCCACTTCCGGGAAACCGACTTTGCCTTCTTCTACAAGCGCACGTACTTGGTTTTCTGCAACCCCAAGCACCTTAGCCAATTCTTCTCCCAAAGGAATACCCCTGCCGAGGAATTGGTTTAGGTCCGCAGTGTACATGCGCCCCTGTACCATTGTTGTTCCATACAGGTATGCGAGGTCGCCGATAGGTATTGAAAGCCCGTCGGCGATGTCACCGAGCCGGATAAGTGTTTCATTCACCTTGTCGGCTTCGACACCGTATGCAAGAAGCTGACGTGCGGCGTTTGATATGTCAGACACTCCAAAAGGCGTTGTGGCGGCAGTTTTTATGAGCTGCGACATAAGGGCGTTTGCCTCGTTCGTGTCGCCTATCATTGTCTTAAAGGCGATTTCGAGCTTTTGGAACTCTCCACGTACATTGACAACCTGCATGGCAAACTTTTTCATCTGCGACACGGCAAAGACACCTGCCACCGTTTTCCTTATGCTTTTGAAAACGGCGTCAATCCGCTTGCCCTCGTTTACGGCTGTGCCTGTTATACCTGATAAAATCCGTTTGGATTCCTCCGCATCGGTACGCAACTGCGAGTTGTCTATGCCTGTGCCGTAATATATTTTGCCGTTGTCATTCTCCATTGCGTGTCAATCGAATTGTTCAAAAATCTTTTTCAGTTTATCCCTGTTTCGGATATCGTCCACTTTTATAACTTTCTGATGTTTCCGCTTCTTTCCGTCCTTGTCGTCCTCCTTGCGCTTGTAGCTCGGAAGCGTTGCCCCATACATAACCATATTCGCATAACTCATTTCGTACAGGACATATTCGACCGGGAGGTTGAAAGCCTTTACCGTTCCTGCGACTATTGCCCAGACGCTGTCGTTTTGGTCTCCACTTTCGTCGGTCGCATCAGGTTTATCTCTGTCAGGAAAGTGGTAAGCCCGAAAAAATCCCCTAACTCCATTTTTTGAAGCAGTTGGGCGACAAGCAGGTTTAGCGCACGGGGCGACAGGTCTTCAAGTATCTGTTTGGCAAGTTCCGCCTTTCGGTCTATTACCTGTTCGACTTCTACTTCTTCCGTCCACTTGACAAGCCCCCACAGGCGGCGTTTCTCAACCGTCTGCCGGGTTTTTACTGTTTCCGTTAGGTTCTTTGCGCCGAGTATCAGTATCGCCGCAATGTCGCCCAAAGGACGGCATTCACGAGCCACAGAAAGGCTTTCCTCGACTACCTTTTCAGGGTCAAGATTGATTTCGGGCAAACGCGAAACAGCCTCCGAAGCAAGTATGAGTGTTGCTGTGCTTGCCGGGGCTGCCTTGTATTTCTTGCCGCCTACCGTTACCTCAATATCCTTTTGGAGTATGGTTTCGGCGACCTTTTCTTCTATTGTTTTCGTTGCCATAATGTGTTGCGTTAAAATTTGGGGCAGGAGGGGGAGTCGAACCCCCGACCTCAAACCCGTTGGGCTTGCGAGCTACCTGCTGCTCTATCCTGCTGTTGGTTATCCTGAGTTATGCGTTACCCTCCCGACTCTTCGCTCGGCACATAGCTCTTGATTGTCTTGCCCGTCTTCGGTTTCAGCGCACGAGCCACATAGTGGCGCAGCTGTCCGTCTGCGGTCGTGTAGCTGTCCTCGACACGCAGGACGGCTCTGTCAATCTGAATAGCCGGACAGCCCTTATCCTGTGCCTCGACACGGAAAGCGTGTTCGCCCGTGATTACTCCGTCGTTGTCCTCAAACGACGGCTCCTCGCCTTTCTTGACGAACTCGTCCCATTCGAGCTGATAGGTATTCTTTCCCGGCAAATAATCGACGAGCGCACCGCCCTCTTCTGTGGCGGTCTTTTCTGTTCCTGCGGTCGTCGTGAGTTGTGTACTGTCCTCTTTCGGAGTAGGTAACTCATCCCATTCCCCTGTGGGGGCACCGTCGGTGCTTGTGGCGTGCTTCAAATCGCATTCGCCCCAGTTTAATACTGCCATATTCGTTAAAATTTAATGGTTACTGATTTTGTTTCTTCATAACAGGCTGCGTAACAGGTGCGTCCCCGTCCTGCGTTTCAAGGACAGGCAGATAGCCCACGTTGCCGTCGGTATCCGTTGCGTCTATTACGGCGACCTGCGGAATGTTCAGAGGCGCATAATCATCGCCGAAATACTCGTATTTGAGCTTCACGACGACGAAATGCTGATGTATGTCGGCTTCTTCCTCGATGTAAATTGTCTGCTGCAACTTAAACTTGTAACAGGAAACTTCGGTCGTAAGGCTATCGAACCACTCCTGCGCAAGGCGTTCAATCCGTTCCGTGCGTTCTCCGTCCTCAACCCATACCCCGTTGTCATACGGGTCTATGTCCGGGACGAATATGTTCACGGTCACGACCCCCGTCTGTATCTGATTGGGAAGCCCGGTTGTGAAAATCACGACCGCATCTTCCTTGCGGCTGTCACGGGGGCGATACCCCTGCCGATAGACCTCACCTGAAATCATCGTGTAAAGGGTGCTGTCTTTCAGCAGTTGATAGATGTCGCCTTGAACCTGTTTCGATGTCTTTGCCATAGTTCCTGTTACTTGTTAAATCCGAGTTGTTTCAACATCTTGGGTACAAGCTGGTCGGCAAGCAGTTCCGAGCTGTCAAGCACGTTGTAACCCTTTGCGGACACATAAGAGGCGTATCGCATTCCGGCAACGACGATAAGCACAATGCCTTTCGGGAACTTCCCGGCAAGAGAACGTGCGTAGGACATTCCCGTGCTTCGTCCCTCGTCGTTTCCGTCCGGCTTGCCGAAAGAGCCTGTCTTGTACACCTGCCCGTCAACGACCACGATATAACCGACGGAGCTGCGGAGGTTCTTTGTGCGGTCTTTGTACGAACCGTTCTCGATAGCCTCGTTGCGCACTTTTTCGCCTATGGCGCACAGGTTGTAGATGATGGCTTGTTTCAGCCTGTTCATCCGCTCCTTGATGTAAGCGTCTATTTGCGATTTCGGTGTTATCTGTCTTATCGGCATAATGTAAAGTTATTTATTGCTGATTCGGCGTATGTGCCGTTTTCTTTTCGCTTCCGTATGTTTGGGCGTTTCCGTCATTTCAACACGGCATTCGGGCTGAAATGCGTTTACACCCAAATCCTCAACTCACAGACCGCCTCCAACGGCTCAACCTGCATAATGGAAAACTCCCCGACCACGTTCCCGGCAAGGTCTTTCAACCGTATCTGCTCGGCTTCAAACGGCTGTTCCTCTATCAGCACTGTATATTGCGCCGTAGTGAAATGCTCGCCGTTGACACGTCCGAGTTGGTTGTACTTGTTTGCCGAGTATTGGCAGGGTATCGGGTCGCCCCAAGCCACAGAGCCGGGCTTCTGCGGATAACCCGTTTCCGGGTCGATGCCGCCTCCCGTTTTCCGCTTTACTTCGATTGTGCCGTTTTGGATAATCATAGCCGTGAACCTTTATATCCGTAAATGGGTTTCGGCGTTCCTGCCTCGTCGCTTGCTCCGAAGTCGTCGTACAGGCTGTTTGCCCGGTTGCGGAACTGCTTGCGCTGTTCGTCCGTGAACGAATAGCTCTGTCCGCCCTGCGATACATCGGGAGCTATCGAAAGCCACATCAGGAGGTCAGCGACGGCAAGGTTGTATTCCTTGCTTTTCTGCACCTCCTGTGTCGCATTGGTTGTCAGCGACAGACCCCGTTTGTCCGCTATCGCCGTCAGCGTGCGGAGAGGAACGGGGTAGGCATTTACGCCTTTCAACGCTTCGAGAACTGTTTCCATAGTTTGTCACGCTTTACTCCCAATCCTGGGCATCCGTTCTCACATACAGGTTGCGGTAAGCCGTGTCGAACACTGGTACAGCGTCAGCCTGTCCGATAGTAACCTCGCTCTGCGGCTCAGCCGTGCCGTACTTCTTGATGACGGTATGCGCACGTTCCGCACGGAGTATGAGGTCGCTGTTTTCTTGCAAGATGTCATACTGCGTCGTTCCAAGGCGTTCCGTTTCAGACAGCACCAAACGGCAGTTCTCGAACGGGTTGCCCGAAGTCTGCGAGCCGTCCGTGAACTCACGGGTGATGGTCTGGTCGATGATACGGAGCTGTATGCCGTTGAGCCAAGCCTGTTTTGCGAGCATCGCATTGACTTGCGTGAGGTCGGGTGTCTGCGAAATGCCGAGGGCGTTAGCGGCGAAAGACGCGCAAGCCTTGATGATTTGGTCTGCCGACGCAATCTTGTAGAACTCGTCGAGGTTCACAAACGCAAACTTCGGGTTCAGCTTGTTGTCCTTTGCCAGCTTTACGAACGTGCGGAGGTCGCCGATGATGTCGGCGGTCGCCTTGTTCGCCCAATCCACGGTGGTTTTCACTTTCATTTCGTCGTCCACGTCATAGTCGAGGTCGAATTCATTGGCATAGGTGGCGTTGGTGGTTGTCGTGAATTTCAGCACGCCTGCGTTCGAGGCGAGCTTCCATGCGATGTACTCCAACTCCGACTGTACGCCGTTGAAACAGAAATCGACATCCTCGCCCCAATACTGCACGAGCTTTGTAGCGTCATCGTCCTGTGCGAAAGCGAGAGCGGTTTGATACTCCTTGATTTCCGAACGGGAAAGTTCCCGGCTTATGGAAATGAAAGGAATGTCGCCTTTCGCGCTCTCGAAGATAGGACGACGCTTACGGAGGATGGTCCCGTTGTCAGTGTGCAGGTCGGCTGCAACGTTCGCCTTTGCGAGTTGGTTCTGCAAAGTGCGCCAGATGAAGCCGTTTACCTTTCTGACGGGAAAATGCGTCGCAAACAGGAAAGGGGTCGCGTCCGCTGTGTTCAGACGTGCCTGCACCATTTGTTGCGACAATCCTTGGATGAGTGTATTTACGATTGTTGCCATAAAACGTCAGATTTTTAGTAGTTGATGATACCTGTGAGATATTTAGCCACACACTCCGGCAGCGGATTGCCTTTCGTCACGCCGATAAGCCAAGCGTCGGTGTCGAGGTTCTGCCCACTGACCACAGGCTTGCCCGTTCCCACGAGAGAGAGCGGCGTGTATTTCAGCTTCGATGTGTTCGATGCGGACTCTGCGGCAGCTTCAATGAGGAAACCGCCCTTTGCGATAGCTTTCAGCGTCGTTCCGACAGTGATAGTGTCGTAATCCTTGCCGCTGTCGTCAATGGCTGTAATGGCGTATGCCAAACCTCCCTCGGCGGTCATAACGAAGTCGCCCTCCTTGAAGTTGTGCAGCTTCTTGACCTTGATGTTCGTTTCGGAAGCATCGACCTCGGCAACGACCTCCGCTACTTTGACAACATGGCAGATGCCATTGTCGGGTGCGCTAAGGACGGCACCTTCGCGAAGATAATCGCCTCCAAGCTCGGAGATTTTCACAGACACGCCGCCTCGGATGTCGGCGACCTTGTGCATAAAGACACGGGGTGTACGGGTGTCCTTACGTCTTTGAACTGTCATGCTCATTTTCTTCGGTTTTTTGATTGTTAGACATTAGAACGGCTGACCGTCTTTCGGCTTACTGTCACGGTGTGCAATAGCTTCCTGCTGCTCTTTGGTCAGCTCGCCCCCTTGATTACCTGTGCCGCCTGTAATGGTCGGCTTTCCGAAGACAGCCCCTTTTGCCTGTACTTCGCTGACTATACCGTTCACCTCGGTAGTTATTTCCCCGACAAGAGCGTTGAACTGCTCGTCGGTCAAATCGTTTACAGGTGTCCGCTCATAAGCCTTGCGGAGATTTTCAGGCAACTTCTCGATGATTGTTGAAAGTTGCTGTTTACGGGTTGCAGTCGTGCGCTCACCGTCCATCTTGTCGAGGCGGTCGTTCAGCTTCTTGTTGCTGTCGATAAGTGCCTGCGCCCAAGCCGGAACTTGCTCCTGTGCGCCCCCTGCTTGTTGTTGCTGTACGGTTGTGCCGCTTCCTGCCTGTCCGCCAGCCGCACCCCCGGTCGCATCAATTTTTTGCCCGTCTTTCAGCCCGTACTTCGTTTCGTAGGTGTGTACGGCTGTCTGTTGGGCTTCGGTCGCACGGCTGTCGCCGTAGCTCTCGATGATTTCGATAAACTCCTGCGTTACCCCTGCCACAGCAGTTGTAACCTGTTCGTCTGTCGTCACAGTCTTGGCGAGCTTCTCGGCAATCCTGTTCAGCACGTTAGCGTTGACCCCCGGAAATTTGGCTTTCAACGCATCAAAAAGTTTCTGTTTCATACTCGTATGATTGTTTAACTAATCAGATTATCACCTCAAAGGTAATCAAATTCCCGTAAAGTGATTATATAGTAATCAGAAAATCGCCGAAAAATTTTCATATTACGCATATTTTGTTATGGTTAAGGCATTCAATGTGATATACTTGTGATGATTAAATAAGAGTTAAAAATAAACTGAACGGATAAAAATTTTTCCCGAAAAGTGTGTTATTACCAAAATACTTCACTTATATTTGCAACGTGATTACAATATAAACAGTTTGAACAGCAAAATGACAGCAGATATGAACAAGAACAGTTTGGCATACAGCACGAGAGACATTAACCGCAACTTCCGCATCAAGGTTGCCGGGGTTGACAACGAGGGGAACAAGATAAACATGCTTGTTGGAGTTTCGGGAGCTTTGAAACTGATAGGGGTTGAGCTTTTGAACAAGTTCCTCAAAAGGGCTTTCTCCTGTATGGACGATGTTTGTGTTTGCAAGCTGCGCAGAGTTTTGAAATTCAGTTTTTACATCAAATAACGGAGGACGTAGTTATGACAAAGAGCATTATCGAGGGTGCATACCTCGCAGGTTTCGAGCCAAGCTCGGACAACCTTTCAGCCGAAGCCCTGTATGCGGAGGCGGTAGAGTTTTTGAACAATTCAATCAGATTTTAATAACCATCTAAAAATTACAGTATTATGGCACAGACAACCGAATTACAGCAAGGTTTGAACGAAGTAGTGATGAACAAAGTTCAACGGATGATTGACGGCAAAGCCGTCGGAGTACGGGAAACAATGGAACGCCTCGTGAACGAGGGCAAAATTGCACAGGACTACATCGCCCCGATAGGCGTGAACCTGAAAATCAACGACCACAGCCCGGTTATCACATTCAGTGCAAACGGCTCTCTACGAATGGAAATGCCGGACGGACAGTTTACCCTCCACGACAACGCCATAGGACAGCTCGCCGACCGTATGGGCATACCGCAGCGATACCTGCGTGGGCTTGCTTCGGGCGAGCCTTGGGCAAAGCAGCTCGCAGCGACGCTCCTTAACGAGCATAGCGGCTGGACGCAGCGAAGCCGTGTTCTCGTGAGGACGGTCGGAAAACAGGTAAGAGGCGTGTTGAGCGACAGCTACCGTCGCTTGAACAGCGTCGAGATATTGACGGCTTTCGTACAGGAGGCGGCAGATCAGGGAGCGGTCATTTCGGACGCTTATATGAACGACACCAAGATTTGGGCTGAAACGATACTCCCGACACCGCTGACAGTTCCGACAGCCAATAACGGCGACGTAGTTATCTTCGCCGGGGCAAGGTTCAGCACATCTGACTATGGCGACGGTGCCGTTGACATGAGGGCTTTCCTGTTGAACGGGGCTTGCCTTAACGGTATGGTTCGTGAGAGCGTGATGAAGCAGGTACACCTCGGCTCGAAGCTACCCGATAACCTGCAGCTTTCGCAACAGACCTACGAGCTTGACACCAAGACGACCGTTTCGGCTGTTCGTGACCTGACAAAAGGGCTTTTCAGCAAGGATAACCTCGTGAAGAAAGCCATAGAGATACAGGGCGCAAGCGAAATGGAGGTTGACTTTGAACACGAGCTGAAACGCCTGACACGTGACGGAGGGCTGCTCAAGCAGGAGGGCAAGGAGGTTGAAAAAATCCTCATGCGTAACGACCCGGAGGACGGCGTACAGGGAGGGGCTACCCTTTGGAAGCTGACACAGGCTATCACGGCACATGCACGGGAGCTATCGCCTGAAAGAAGCCGTGAATTACACGAATTGTCGGGGCAACTTCTTAACCGTGTAAAAGTAACCGCATAACATAACAACCGCCCGGCAGACCGCCGCAAAACAGGCTCTGCCGGGCTTTAATCACCAATAATACTATGGCACAGGAATTTGAATTTGAAGAGAACCAAAACAATTACGGCGTACTTGACTACAAACACGCCCACACGCTGAAACGGTACAAGGAGCTATGCGACGAGCGATGCAAGGTCAATGTCGCCAAGTACGACTGTTTCTTCGCTTTCTCCAACAAGCAATTTGCCGACGGGCTGAAAACCATACGCCCGTTACAGGAGGGCGAGAAGCTCGTTTCAATCGGCGCAGGAGGTTACGGAACAAAGGACGGGTCGAAACGCCTGTTTGCGTTCTACGACAGCATAAACGACAAAATCCGCTCCGAGTGCAACCCACAGGAGGTTTACGTGTATGAGTACAACAATCACGAGTGCTGCATAGACTGGGACGGAGATTTGAACGCCATACGCATTATCGCCACTGTGTGGGGTGACGATGTAGCCCGGACAATCAAGCGCAAGAACGCCTTTTACCCGATTGACAAACTTTTCAAGTAGTTATCGCTGACGATAATTCAGTTATCGCTGCGATATGATTTTTTTAGATGCTGTTTTTCTATGAAATCAGGGAAAATCCACCAAAAACCGGGTAAAAAGTTGGCAAAAGTACGACCACCCTAAAATCGGTTATCGCTAACGACAATTACAATTCTGTTGGTTATCGTTGGCGATAATTATTCAAATAACGTGTTATCACGGCTATAACTTGATTTTTAAGGAGTTATCACGGCGAAAGTACACATAGTATAGTAAAAGAAAAAAGAGTAAAAGAAAATAGAGAAAAAAAAGACTACTATCGTAGTCTAAAAAAAAGACCCTTACGGGTCAGGCGACCACGCCTCCAATCTTTGGATTGGGGAATAACGCCTGACACACATAGTGGGGGCGTTAAACGGAGAAAAACAATGGCAAAGAAACAGTACAAAATCAGAGCGAGGCTCGTGTTCAACGGGCAGGTCACGGTGGCGGCTCATAGCCGTCAAGAGGCGGAGGCGATAGCGGAGAAAGGCATCGCCGGGCTACTCGGCAAGGTCGAGGCGCAGCCGGAGGCAGAGGAGCGGATACAGGATTGGGACTTCCCGGTCCATGCGGTGGTAGTTGTCAACCGAAAACAGGAGGGAGGAGACTGATGGGGACAAAGGATTGGTTTTACCGGGTTGAGTTCAAAGAGCCGCCCATAGAGGGTGATGACCGGACGGCGTTCAATTTTTCGAGCCTTGCCGCTATCTATGAGCAGTTCGCCCCGGAACAGGTCGGGTGCAAGGTCTCCCGGCTGTGGAACATCGGAGTATCGGACGGCGTTCCTTACAGGGGGCGCAAGTGTACGATAACGAAAGAACAGGTGCGGCGGAAGAAACAAAGCAAAGCCCCGACAACGGGCGATAATCCGACGGACAATAAGTTACACGATTGCGAAAAGTAAAGCCGAAATACGGCGAATTTGAGGAAAATAACTAAGTTTGTAGGCGATATGAAAAAGATACCGAAGATAGTGTTGGACGAAGCCGAAAGGCAGGGTCTTGACAGAATGGCTGCGTATCTGTGCGATGTTGACGGTCGTGCGATATACAGCTTGGGTGTGGAGAGCAGGGAGCGTTGGTTTCCTTGCCCTCCCGACGCTCCCGTGTTGGTTTCGCTGAAAGACGGAGAGATTGAGCCTTTCGACGACTTGGGCTTAATCGCCGGACTTCTTGAAACGAGTTGAGAATACGGGATTTATCAGCTTGTCGTCGATACGCAAGACACCGATAGAGCCGGGCTTCATTTGGTCGATATAATCGAAGTCCTGCCAACTGCCACGGCGACCTGATTGTGGGTCAAACCATAACAGGTTGCCGTCTTTTTGTCGTTCGACGATGAATACATGTGCGTCGCCCTTTCTCCATGCGCAGTAAACCTCGTAACGCCCCTGTTTCGCTGTTTTGTCCTCGATGAATTTCAGCTTGGCAAGCCCGGTGTCCTTTATCCCTGCCGACCACTCATAGTCAGCCCTCTTGCCGTCCGCTGTCAGGAAGCGGTCACGCCAATCCACTTTCTTGCTCACGCAGAAACGGCTGAAAGTCCTGTAACGCTTGTACCCTTTCAGCACGGTATTGGGCGTTGCTTGCAGGTCGAACCCACGGCGGCGAAGCTCGTAGGTCATGGTGCAGGTTTGGCAGTTGTGGCGATACCCCAAGTCTGCGGCATCTGAAAGCGAATAGCCCGGATTGCACTTGCTTCCGTCGGCTTCCGTGAAGTTCATTATCTTGCCTTGCAGGACAGGAAGCACCGCCGCCAATTCCCGGTTGTTCTGTGTTATGGCGGCAGAGAACCCGGCGTGTTTTTTGTTGTAATCCATAGCCTTTGCATATTCCTCGTGCGTGTCGTATGGCATTCTCATCGCATAGAGTTTTGAATAGCCTTTGGGCAGGTATTTAGGGTTGTCCTTGATGAAGTACGGCACGGAATAACTGCGCTTCGCCCGTTCCTCGTTGTCTTTGAGCCATTGCTTGAAGCCGCCCGGTACGTCATCTACCCGGTTCACGCTATTGCCGTCAAGAGGCTCTCCGTCCAATATGCGCCGTGTGTCCTCGGCTATCTCATTGTCCGTTTTCAGTATCGTGACAGCCCGGCAGCGGCAGTGTGGGTGCCAGCCTGTAAACTTGAAGTCCTTTGGGTAACGTCCTTTCAGCTTGTCGCAAATGTCGGTAAACGGCATACCGTTTAGCGTGTGGTTGTTCGACAGTTTTATTTCAATGCCGACAACGAAGTCAAGCTGTTGCCAACGCTCATAGTCGGCTGTCATATAGGCGATGTTGGTTTCAGTGGCGGCAAGCCTCCGTGCGTTCTTGTACGAACTTCTGTACACACCACGTCCGGGGTGGAACGCTGCCGCACGTTTGGATAGTTGCAATTCCCCGTGTTCGTCCCTGACACGCCGGAAGAGCTTGTCGGGGTATTTCAGGTATTGCCGGAGTTCCTGCGACATGTCGTCCGCCGAAAGTCCGTTGCGTATGCCTACATCCAAGCCGAGTTCGATTTCAGCCTTGAATTGTTCGGTGTACCGCCATACCCTGTCGGAAAGGTTCAGCCCGTTTACCTTGCGCTTCTCGAAAGCCTCCCGTGCGCTCTCGTTGGTGCTGAAATATCGGCGGTACTGTTCCTGTGACAACTTGCCGACGTTGTCCCCGAACACCTGCCGGGCGAGTTCGCTGTTCTTGTTGTTGGCAAGCGTCCATTCGGATTTTATCCCGTTAAGGATAATCGACGACAAGCCGTTTTGGAGCTTCTGTAACAGCTTTTCGACCCGTTTCCTTATTGCAGGGTAGTCGTCGAAAGAAAACAGCGTGTCGGGCTTAAAATCGGGCAAAGACAAGCCTATCGCCACAGCCTGTGTGATGACCTGGCGATAGAGCCTGTCTATCTCTCGCTCGTATGCCGATAGGTTGCTTTGGTGCCGACGGTCGTATTTATCCGTTGCCATTGTCTGCGTCCTCCCGTTTCAAAAAATGTTCGCATTGTGGGTCTGACAGGAAGCGGCAGTATTTCCCTTCCTTGTAGAACGGACAATGACACAGGATAAAATGCCCGTCAATAGCCTTGCTGCACCAATCGTAGCTGTGCTTGCAATGGCGGCACTGATATTTGGGCTTGTCCGGCTGTTTGCCCCGTTGTGTAGTCATTTTCCTTGCCATAGCCGTTATTCTGTCATTTCAAATGCGTCTATTTTATCTTCCTCTGCAATCTCACGCAGGGTCTTGTCAACATCGTCGCTATGCCCGTACATTTCGATAGACTCACGCTGTGACATGAGAGCTTTGCCGCCGTTCGCCGCCATGAGGTTGTTTATCGTGTCCTTTTCGTCCGTTATGGCGAAAGGCGTTATCAGGGTTTCGACTTTCAGAGCGTCAATGTCGGCGGCATAACTCTCGCCGAGCATTATCTTGGCAAACGCTTTAACGACATTCATCTCACGGTCAAAGAACTCAATCAGTCGACCGCTCTCGTCCTTGACTTTCAACTGTGCGTCGATGAACATCTGCTTGCGGCTTTCTCCTGACAAGGCTTGCTGCGACATCTTCCCATAGCTCCAATCCGGGAGCTGCAACTGCGTGAAGAAAAGGTCGCGGAGCTGTTCGACATAGAATTTCAGATTTTCGACAGCCTGCGCCCATGTCACGTATTCAGCCCTGCCGTTCTGCGGATATTGCATCACGGAGCGGAACTCCCTGTTAGGGCTTTTTTCGTCCCCGTAGCTTATGGCTTCGTCCGCAAACACGATGAAGATAGGCTTGGAGTTCTGACGCAGGTAGTTCCCGTTCCGGCTCAATGTCCATTCGATTTCATAAACCGTCTTTGAGGTGTCCTCCCATATCGGGGTCGGTCGCCACGCATACACGCCGGGGATTTTGCCGAGCGTGATGTTCTCGTTCTCGACTTCTGCCCAGCCTCCGTTCTCGTTGCTCCACTTGATGTGCTTGTCGGCTGTATAGGTGTCGAAGTATTGCACGTACTTCCTGCCTTTCTTCCGTGTGTAGCCTACGGACATGGCTATCATGTCACCGTATTCGTCGAACAGGGGGTAAAGTTCGTCGCCGAGCATAGGGGAGAAGTTACGGCATCGGAGCTTCAGCGGCGACGAAAAGCCGTACAGCGTGTTCCGTTCCTCAATGGCATACCAGAGCGTAAAGACCTCGCACCCGGCAAACAGCATATTGAGCCGTTCGTTGTTCACGCTGTTAATGCGGTTGCGGTCGTATATGCTCTCAATGTATGCGGCAATCTGTTTCTGTCTGTCGTTGTTCGGCGTGTAAACCCTTTTGGGAGGGATACCCGTTACAAGCTCTGTCATGCGCTTTGTGGCAAGCCTTTGTAGGTCGCACGTAACACGGGTAACGTACTCTATGCCCTCGTCGGTCACGATGTCCGGGTATTTCTGTTTGTTCATTACCGGGTGTTTGGTTGGGTCAAACTGTTGCACCAAACCGAAACGCCCCGACCACACCGGGACGACGATCGTCTTTTCTTTTAAGGCTGCGATTTTACTTTCAGCCGAGTTCTCGGAGTTCAAGATTTCTTCGATTGTCATAGCTATTCCGTTTTTATTGATGATTGA